TGGAATTAGTGCTAGAGTTTTTCTTCATGAATTAGATCATCTTAATGGAATTACTTTTGATACTCTAGCAAAACCATTGGCTTTAAATTCTGGATTTAAAAAACGTGAAAAGTATATGAAACGATATGCCAGAAACTTAATTGCTCAACAGAGAATGTAAAATGTAGATTGCATAAATTATAAATAAAACTATGAGAAAATAATATGAGTAAGAGTAAAACATGGACTCGTGAAGAATGTTTAAAAGATTTTATAGAATTAGCTGAAGCTTGTTCAGATAAAGTAATTACAAGAGATTTTTATAGGAAAAATTCTCAATGTCCTGAATATTGGTGGAGTTCTTATTTTGGGACTTTTTCCGAATTCAAAACCCAAGCTGGTTTAGATCTAACAGATCATCAATCAAAAATATTAAGTCAAATTTCTAAACATTCATCTAAAGATAAACTTAGAGATATGAATGTTGAAAAAGCTTCATATGAAGGAAAGTATCTTAGACCAGATTCTAAAAGATTTCAAACTATTGTAACTATTACAGATACTCATGATTTAAGCTTTGATCCTTTTACTAGAAGAGTATATCTTGATACTTTGAAAAGAATTAAACCTGAAGTTATTGTTTTTGGTGGAGATCATTTTGATCTTCCTGAGTTTTCTAAGTATTTTAATGATCCAAGATCATATAAGTTAATAGAAAGAATTGATTGTGTACATGAATTTTTTAGAGAAATTAGAGAAATTCTACCAGACGCTGAATTGAATTACATTTCAGCAAATCACGAACATAGATTGTTACGTCATTTATCAGAATCAAGCCCTAATATTATGGTTCTATTGAGCGATCTTCATGGGTTTACTATTTCTAAACTTCTTGGTTTAGATAGGTTTGAAATTAATTATATTTCTAGAGAAGACCTAACAGTATTCACTGAATCAGACTTAAAGAAGGAATTGAAAAAGAATTATTTGATAAAATTTGATTCTATTCTATTCCATCATTATCCAGAAGGAAAGAAATATGGAATTCCTGGATGTAATGGACACCATCATTCACATAAAAGTGAAACATTACATAATCTTAATTACGGTGCTTATGAATGGCATCAGTTAGGAGCGGGTCATATTCGTAGGGCTAGTTATTGCGAAGCTCAAAGATGGTCAACAGGATTTATGATTAGTCATCATGATATTCAAAAGAAATCTACAGTATTTGAATATGTTGATACCACCAGCGACTTTGCTGTTGTTGGAGGAAAATGGTATAACAGAACAGAAAATGAACTTTATAACGTGTAATAGGAGAAAATATGGAAATTCAGATTTCAACTGAAGAATTGAGAAAGAAGAAACTTTTTATTGGAACACCTATGTATGGTGGTCAATGTTGCGGTATGTTTATGAAATCTTGTTTGGATCTACAAGCACTTTTAATACAATATGGAGTTGAAGTTAAATTCAGTTTCTTATTTAATGAATCTTTGATTCAAAGAGCAAGAAATTATATTACAGATGAATTTTTGAATCGTTCAGATTGTACCCATATGATGTTTATTGATTCTGATATTGGATTCAATCCACAAGATATTGTTGCAATGCTTGCTCTTGATAAGGAAATTATTGGTGGACCTTATCCGAAGAAATCTATTGAATGGGGACAGCTTAATAAAGCTATTCTTAAAAATAAAGATCTTCCAGTTAGTGAATATCCTAAATTGGTTGGTTCGATGGTATTTAACCCAGTTGGTGGAAATCAAAGATTTTCTATTCAAGAACCTTTGGAAGTTTCTGAAGTAGGTACTGGATTCTGTATGTATAGAAGAGAAGTATTTGAAAAGTTCCAAAACGCATATCCAGAATATATGTATAAGCCAGATCATGTTGGTCAAGCTCATTTTGGTGGAGAAAGAGAAATTTGTTCTTTCTTTAATGTGTTCATTGATCCAGAATCTCGTAGAACTTTATCAGAAGATTATTGCAATTGTCATCAAATGAGAAAGATTGGAGTTAAGGTATGGATTGCTCCGTGGATGCAGTTGTCTCATATTGGTAGTTATATCTTTAGTGGAAATTTACAAGCGGTAGCTAATTATATTGGTGAAATGTAATATGAATGAAAAATATTCACATTATTATAAAAAAGTTCCTTATGATTATGTAGATGTTTATAGAGTATTAGATATTTTTAATGTAACTGATCCTTGTATTCAACATGCAATTAAAAAATTGCTCGTTGCTGGAGGGAGAGGACATAAAGATATTGAAAAAGATGTTCAAGAGGCTATTGTGTCTCTTGAACGTTGGAAGTCAATGAGGATAGAAGAAACTAACGCTTTGAGTGCCACATCTCTTAAAGATTGACTAAATTGGATTTATGCTGTATCATGTGTTTTTGTTATGATTAAGGAGAAAAGATGAAGATTTCTAATGACACTCTTACAATTTTGAAGAATTTTTCTTCAATTAATAATGGGATTTTGTTTAAAAAAGGTAATGTAGTATCTTCAGTTTCAGCACAACGTAATATTCTTGCGGAAGCTTTTATTGAGGAAGATATTCCAATGGATTTTGGAATTTTTGATTTGAGTAATTTTCTATTGGTAATATCTCTGTTTAAAGGTGGAACTGCTGATCTTGAGTTTACTGATACACATGTTATTATTAAAGGTTCTGATGGAAGATCTCAAATCAACTATATTTACAATGCTCCATCTTTGATATATGATGATAAAAATCAGGAGATCATCAACAAGTCGAAACGACCTTCTGTATCTCCTGATATTTCATTTGTATTAGATCAGAATGATTTTGAACGTATTATTAAAGCATCTAATGTATTACAGTCTCCTAACATTTCAGTAGAATCTGATGGTGATAAAATTAAACTAGTTTCGTTTGATGCGGAAGTAAATTCTGCACCTACACACACATTGATTCTTCCTGATAGTAATCCAAATGGAGATGTATTTAAATTGATATTTAAAAGCGATCATCTTAAAATTCTACCAAAAACTTATTTGGTAGAGATTTCATCAAAGGGAATTTCAAAGTTCTCTGATAGAGATGGGAAGGTTAATTATTGGATCACCCTTGAAACTAACAGCACATACAATTAATAGGAGATTATATTATGGGAAATGCAGTATCATCTACTTTTGGAACTTTTTCTGAAGAAGAACTCAATAAATTGAAGAAGAGTATCAGAGAAATGTCTGATGTTATGACAATGATGGAGGCTCAGAAAGATACTATGAAGAGTATTATTGATCATGTATATGATGAGTTGAAGATTCCTAAGAAGATTATTCGCAAGATAGCTAAGACTTATCATAAGCAAAACTTTTCTGAACAACAAACTGAAAATGAAGAGTTTGAACTCTTTTATGAAGGTATTTCTTCTAACTCTAATTCTTAATATACTATGCATAATACTGATTTTCTTTGGGTTGAAAAATACAGACCACAAACCGTTGAAGATTGCATTCTTTCTGAAAAAATAAAAAAGACTTTTAGACAATATGTAGAACGAAAGGAGATTCCTAATCTCCTTTTGGTTGGTGGTGCTGGTGTTGGTAAGACCAGCATCGCAAAGGCTCTTTGTAAGGATGTTGGTTGTGATTATCTTTTTATTAATGCTTCAGATGAGAATGGTATTGATACGTTAAGGACTAAAATTACATCATATGCTACATCTGTTTCTATTACAGGAGGAAGAAAGGTAGTTATTCTTGATGAGTTTGATGCTACAACTGGAAACTTTCAGTTAGCATTTAGAAGCTTTCTTGAGTTATATGCTAAAAATTGCACTTTCATTATGACTTGTAACCATGCTAATAAGATCATGGAACCAATTCATTCAAGATGCTCTGTAATTAATTTTGGTATTGATAAAGGAGAAAAGAGTAAACTATTGGCTCAGTTTTTCAAGAGAGTTTGTAATATTCTTGATCTTGAAAATATTGTATATAATAAAGAAGTTCTTGCTAATTTCATAACTAAATATTTTCCTGATAATAGGAGAGTGTTGAATGAACTACAGAGATACTCTGTAAATGGGTCTATTGATGTTGGTATTCTTACTCAAGTAGGAGATATTCAACTAAAAGAACTAATTGTTTATCTTAAAGATAAAGATATTACTAAGATTCGTGAATGGGTAGTTTCTAGTCTTGATAATGATGTTAGCTTGATATATCGTAAGATATATGATGGAATGCATTCTATTGTTAAACCATTTCATATTCCCCAACTAATTTTATTGGTTGGTAGATATCAATTTCAAAGTTCTTTTGTTGCTGATCAAGAAATACAATTAATGTGTTTTTTGTTAGAACTTGCAAATGATGTGGAGTTTGTGTGATGGATCTTTTTAAGGATTGTATTCCTTCTATTTTAGATACTAAGAAATATC